ATCCATTAAAAACCTCTAGGAAAAGAACTAAACTTTAATTTCTGTTACTACAATACGATTAAAAGAATCAAGACCTACCCGAAAATCATAACCTGAAACATTAATAATATCTCCTGATTTTACATTTTGGCGTAAAGCTTCTTGAAGTTTCTTTACCTTATCTGTAGACCCACTAAAACCATATTTATCTAAAACTTTAAAAATATAACCGGCAGGTGTTCCAGAATGAACTTTAATCCATTGTTGAGCAAACTTATTAATTATTCCTCTGGAAAGATTAAAATTTACTTCTTCCATAAAAGCACCATCAGACATATAAACTGTCGTTCCAGGTAATCCTTGTACTTTAGTAATTTCACCCATAGGAATAACTCTATATATAATAGGTTCTCCACCAAATCTTTGAACTGCTCTCCCAGCATAAATATTAGCAGAACCTATATCTTTTGTAAAAAAAATTTTATTTAAATTCTTTTTTCTACCCTTTTCCTGAATAACTCCAGTCTCACTTGGTGGAAGTAATTTATAATCTAAATTCAAAGCTGTGCTAGTTCCATGATAATATATTTGTTGAGCAAACTTGTTAATTAAAGCTTGGCTGAATCTCATTTAGATTTCCTAAAAGACAAAAGATAGCATCTTCCATATTAGTATAATCCTAAAATTTAGAAGATTAACATTTGAATTACGAAAAAACCAGGAGGTTAAATTAAATATCTGAACAGCTTCTTTGTTTTAAAAAATCTCTACTTCTTTCATTAATATTTTGGCTTAATTTCCTATCTCCAATAAAAATAACCTTCCAACCATCATCATCATTAAGACGTAAATACTTACCTAAAATTGCAAATTCTTCTGGAATCCAACTTGTAGTAACAATATTAATATTTGGTTCTTTCTTTTCTAATTTACATTGTCTATGGTAACTTTTTGACATAACTCTTTAAACCCTTCTTTATTGATACTTCTAACATGTTCTTAGTCCCTTTACTCGCTCCGTCCCATAAAATGATAACTGCTTCAGCTATCTCAGACATTTCTTGATTTCTTATATAACCCGCAGACTTACCATGCTTATCCCAATCTGCTTTCATAATAGTTAATTTAATATTATTATTAACTGCATATAACTCGCCTAGTTTATCAACTCCCCTAGCTCCACCGGAAATTATTTCTGTAATTTCAAATTTAGATTCTTTAATAGCACTTTCAACAGTCTTATAATCTGTTATAGATCTTGAACCTGCTATTATTACTTTCATTTAACAAATTCCTTATATTCTTTTAAAGTCTTTAGATTATTAACTTTCATAAATTCTTTGCGTTTCTGGAAAGCTTCATTAATTTTCTTGATTCGTAATTCCCTTGAATTAGGATCATTCCAAGATTGCTTACTGGCATTAGAGCACTTTGGATTATTAATTCTTGCAGCGGAAATCTTAGCTTTATGTTCTTCTGAATGATGCTTCCCCCTAGTTGGATGTAGGGGACTATTCTTCAGAGTTTCAGAAATCTTATTTCTAGTTTCCTCTGATTTTGGTTTACCATATTGAGGATGGTTAGAACCTGAATTAATTTCTGACATATATTTCTTATATTCTTCTGTATGAATATGCTTACCTTTGTGGCATTCACTTAATTTAGCTCTAACTTCTGGAGGAGGGTTATTCATTCCATCTCCACCACCAGTATCATTTAATAAGTCATACTTTTTCTTAGACAAAGCATAACTAATCCAATATATTTCCCTTTCCTGCCAATTATCTGAATTACAGGTTTCTATAACTTTCATAATTGGAACTAAATTTTGTTTTAAATTATGAACTATCCAATTATTTTTTCTTGAACAATTATATTTATAATCCGTAAGATGGTCATTAATTCTCTGTTTAACATCTCTAGTTTTACCTATATACCTAATCCTTAAAGAGATAGGGTCAAATAAAACATAAATATAACAAATTTGATTATTTGGATCTACAATAAAATCATTTAAATAGTAATATTGGTCTTCTATCTGTTTAACAATTTCATCTGTAACGGGAATTATTTCTTTATATTCTGGCTTTTTGTGGCTGTAACCTTCTTTCTTTTTCCTAGCCCAAACCACTTTCATAGCTTCTGAATTCTTTTGTCTTTGTTCAGCAGAATTAGTTTTACCATATTTAGGATGATTTGGCCCTTTATTACTCATTAATTTTCTTGATTCTTCTGTATGTTTCTTACCATAAAAATGATTCTTTTCACCTTTCATATTTTCAGATACTTTATTATATAATTCTATTGAACCTTTTTTGTGTCTTTCTCGCTTTATCCAATGAAATTTATTTTCTTCCATTAAAATTTCTCCTAGTTTCAAATACCATTATACCAAAATAAAACCAAAAGTCAACAAAAAACCCCTAAGATTTTTAGTCTTAAGGGTTTTAATTTTAAAATCTTACTATTTTATTTTATTGCTGGACTAAGCTTCACACTGTGCATTAACCAGTGATTGTCCATGTTAAACACCCTACGTTAGTGAGGATAGCTGGGCTGGAAAATTGATATAGCACCCACCCATATTGCAAATTCTCACTCATCGGAGAATCCATTTGAGCTAGATCAATACGAACAGAGTACACGCCAACAAATTCAGGTGGTGCCACTAGAAGCATTTCACCAGTATTCAACTTCTTGGAAACTCTTACTTGGGCATTCCAGAGATCCCCAAAGTAACCAGTCTTAATTAATTCCCGGCGAGTAACAGGATCAAAGATCCCGCCGCTAGAATCAAGAGAACGGAATCTACGATATTCAGTAGCCCGAGTCAAAAGATTCTCAACGTTAGTATCATTATCTTCAATTCTAGAATAAGCAATTGAAAGATTATCAAGTGCGAATGTTGAACTCAGTGCAGCAGGAGGAGTTATGCCATTCGACACACCAGAACCAGTACCGTTACCAGCAGTCCGAATTGCACGGAAAATTTCAGTATCTTCAATTTCCGCCATTTCGGCTTGCGCACGAACTTGTTCACGATCCAGCACATCGTAACGTCTGATTGCCGGTTGCTCAACACCAATTCTCACTAGTACAACAATTGGATAATGGACAACTTCTACACGGTCATAATCAGCACCGTCTAGAACTCTAGGAGCAGAACCTAAAGATCCAATCGTGTAAGCACTAAACTGAGGATCTAACTCATACCAAGCAGGTGCACCGGGTTCCAGGTGATGAACAGCTAGAACTCGACGACCAATGGATACGTAATCTCTACCTTCCTTAAAAGGCTCCAACATGGTCTGACCAATCTCAGAACGGCCATTCGGAGAATGAAGCTTACTTTCCAGATCAGCAGCCGCAGCCGCAGTTACAACACGATCACGTTTCATTTAAAATTTCTCCAATTAACTTAATACTTCTCAGATTAATAAAATTCAATGTTGCAAATTTAAAACTTCAAAACAACTTGTTAAAACTAGTAATTCACTTGGAAGTAGAATTCTAGGGGTCTTGCACCATCGCCAGCACGACCTTGATTTAGAGCCTTACCAATTTGTAAATCTGATGCTCTAGTACCAGAAGTAGTTAGACGGCCAACAGAATCAACGTAAACAGAATCACCCGGCTCAAAACTAATGCCAGAACGAATTTGATCGTCTATGATGACGCCAGGAGATAGAATCATGGAGAATCTAGCACCGGACGGCTGACCAACTTTCGTAAGAGTTACATTTGGACCAACGGAAGTGCTGGATACGCGAGTTTCCATTGCAATGCCGGTAACATCATAAGTACCATCCGCATTGTTTCCGCCATCATGCAACACAATCTGACCAGCGGTATTAATCATTAATACCCGGCCTTTACTCCAATTGGTAGACTCACTTGAACTTACAACGGCTGACCAACGAGTAGTACAACCATGCTTTACATTAAAAGTACCCATTTATTTATTTCCTCTTATCCTTATGAAAGACTTCAAATTACAAATTTAATTAACGACCTCTAAAACCTCTTGACCATTGAATAGTAGGATTGTCCTTTACTTCATTAATCTGACTCGGAACACTTGCTAAAACTTTTTCAGCTACCCGAGTATTTTCCTTCTCTATATTAGAATAATCCTGTTTCTTGTTTAATTTTGACGCAATTTTAACAGAATTTTCAAATTCTTTAATTTCTTTGCTATATTCCTCATCTGTTAATTTAGCAAGTCTTAATGCCTCAAAATTAATATCTCCCTTATCAATTAGACCATACTCAGCTTTCTTAGAAGCTAATTCCTTAGTTGCAGAAATTCTGGCTTTAAGAACATTTTGACCATCAATTTCAGCTAATTTATCTTTCATTTCTTTATTCTCAGCTACAACTTTTAAATAACTATCTTTTAATCTAGGAAGATTAACTTTTAATGCTTCACGAAGTTTAGCTAATGTATCTTTCATTCCACCCATGTCTTCTTTTGGCATATCAGCAGGCATTCCAGGTGCCATATCCTTATCTCCATGATCCTTATGCTTACGATCAACTTTCTCTTTTAACATTCCAGCAAATTTACTAGTCTTTTCAGGATCACTAAATGTATTTGTTAATTCATCAACTAATTCATCTGAAGTTGTACCTTTTGATTGAGAAATTACAGTTGCGGCAACTTCAAGAATCATGTCAAGATAATCGCCGTGTTTAGTATCATCATTAGTAATATCTTTAATTACATCTGGAGAAGCTACCATATCCTTAGCTGGGGCATCAAATTTATCGTCTGGTAGTTTGTCTTCTTGTGCAGTTACAACACCCTTAGAACCAAGAGACTCATCAAAAACTTTTCGAGCACCTTGTTTATTTAAAGCATTTAACAGAAGAGACTTATATTCATTAGAAGCAAAATGAGTAAGTCTATCAGTTGGATTCTTAAAGGCTTGACGAGCGGAAATCATAAACAAAGGTTTATCTTTTAAGGAAACAGCGTAGTATGAATCTTCAGGAGACTTTTCATCTCTCATTAATTCAACTTTGTAAGACATAATCGGAGGAAAATCAGGCATTGCATTCCCACTATCGCCCATCGGAGGAAGATCTTCAATTTTATCTTCTTTAGGCTCCTTCTCTACTTTTTCCTCTTTCTTTTCAGGCTTTTCGTCTTTCTTATCTTCTTTTTTATCATCTTTCTTTTCAGACTTCTCTTCTTTTTCCTCTTTCTTTTTCTTAGGCTCTTTAATATCAATAGAATCTAAAATTAAACTTAAATCTTC